TACTAGCGTAGACTATGCTGCTAATAGTTTTGAAGTGTCTTACTATGAAGCTGGTGGTCAAGCTGTTGCTGCTTCTACTGCATGTAGTGTATTCATCTATGGTTCTGAATTTGCTAAAGGAACTGATGGAATGGCTGAAAGCTTAGAGTCTGATGATTATATCTTTGAGAACAATCCTATTATCTTAAAAGATAAATATACTGTTTCAGGTTCTGATATGGCGCAAATTGGTTGGATTGAAGTAACTTCTGAGTTAGGTGCTACTGGTTACCTTTGGTACTTAAAATCTGAGTCTGACACTAGACTTCGTTTTGATGACTATTTAGAAACTGCTATGATTGAAGCTGTTCCTATGGACAACGCCAACAATGCAGGAGATGCAAATGGTTCTCAAGGTGTATTCTATGTTGTAGAGCAAAGAGGAAACGTATTCAGTGGTTCTCCTTCTACTCTAGCTGACTTTGATTCTATCATTCAAAGACTTGACAAGCAAGGTGCTATCGAGGAGAACGTAATCTTCGTTAACAGAGAATTAAGCTTCGACATTGATGATATGTTGGCTGCTCAAAACTCTTATGGCGCAGGTGGTACTTCTTATGGATTGTTTGACAACGATGAGGAAATGGCTTTGAATCTTGGTTTCACTGGATTCAGAAGAGGTTATGACTTCTATAAGTCTGACTGGAAATATCTTAACGATCCTTCTATGAGAGGAGATTTAGATGGTGGTAAAATCTTTGGACTATTAGTTCCTGCTGGTTCTACTACTGTTTATGACCAAATCCTTGGTAAGAACGCTAAGAGACCTTTCCTTCACGTTCGTTACAGAGCTTCTGAGACTGAAGATAGAAGATATAAAACTTGGATTACTGGTTCTGCTGGTGGTGCAAGAACATCTTCTTTAGATGCAATGGAGGTTCAATTCCTATCAGAAAGAGCTGTTTGTACTTTAGGTGCTAACAACTTCTTCTTGATTGAAGCATAATTTATGCAGAAAGGGGAGGGATTGCCTCCCCTTTTATTTTAAAATCTAATTAAATATAATACAGTGAAAAAAAACACAGCAAAATATGTGGACAAGGCGTATAAGCTAAAAAGAAATATTGCTCCTATGTCTTTTATGCTTTCAGCAAAGCATACACGAAGAAAGCCTTTACTTTATTTTGATTCTAATGAAGGCGTAAACAAACCATTAAGATATGCCAGAAACCAAAAGTCTCCTTTTGAAGACGAACAAGATGGCAACGCTATATTAGAGCCAATTGTTTTTGAAGATGGTTTCTTATATGTTAAAAAGGAAAACCAAGTTCTTCAAAAATTCCTACACTACCATCCTGAAAATGGATCAACATTTGTCGAGGTTGATAATGAAAGAGATGCAGCGACAGAAGTTGAAGCTATGAATATTGAAGTAGATGCTTTAATTGAAGCTCGCCAATTAGACATTACAAGAGCAGAGCAAGTTGCTAAGGCAGGGCTAGGTTTGAATACAGATAAAATGTCAAGTGCAGAAATAAAAAGAGATGTTCTTGTTTTTGCTCGTAGAAATCCAAAAGACTTCTTAGATGTTTTAAATGACCCTATGTTAGAGTTAATGTATAAGACAGCTAATTTCTTTTCTTATGGAATTTTAGATTTCAAAAGCAACAAAAATGTTCATTTTAATTGGAAAGGCAATAAGAAGAAAATGCTTACTGTTCCTTTTGGCGAGGGAAGAGATTACATTGTGGCATCTTATTTACAATCAGAAGAGGGCATTGAGACTCTAAAAATGTTAGAGACAAAGCTTGAGTCTATGTTAGAAGAATAATTCTTATCTTTGCTTTTTATTATTTCATTAAATTTTTTAATAATGACAAAGTATTTGAAATTATTCGTTACTGCTGCTGATGAGACAGCAGGATATAGATTAATACCTACTGCAGGAATTACTTCTATTTTACAAGCTTCAACATCAACTGTAACTATTACTTTTAACGATTCTGTAGCTGGTCAAGACTTGCTTACTATTACTCATAGTGCTATTGCTGCAAATGCAACAACTATGCGTGATTGGGTTATGGAACAGCTAGAAAATGGTTTACGAACGAGTTGGCAATCTCCATTTTATACTGCTGATAGTCAGCTACCAGGAACTGCTGCTGATCCACTCATTCCATGTACGATTACTGCGATTGCGTTAAGCTAATAGTATAATACTTAATTTTTACAAAGGAGGAGGGCTGCATAAAAATGCGCCCTCTTTTTTTTTTAGTTATCTTTGTAATAAATAGTATGAAATGTCAAAAATAAATCAAGTTAGAGAGACAGTTCTCTCTATTCTTAATAAGAATAATTATGGGTATATTTCTCCACTAGACTTCAATCTTTTTGCTGAACAAGCGCAATTAGATTTGTTTGAAGATTATTTTTACGAATATAACAATGAGATAAACGCTCAGAATAAAAGAATGTCTGGCACTGGCCATGCAGATATAGGAAGGCAAATAAATGAAGTAATAGATACTTTTACTCAGTTTAAAAATTTAACGCTTAGTGCTGGTTCAGTTCAAACCTTTGATTTGCCTAGCGATTGGTACACATTGACAAATGTAGAATGGGTTTTAGCAGATGCTGGTGGTGTGTTTATATCATCTAATGAAGCTGAAAGGGTTGGAGAATATAAAATTAGAAGGTTGTTAAAGTCTAATCTTACAGCCCCCTCTAAAGAGTTTCCAGCATATGTGTTTTCCCAAATGGGAAGACCAGTTACTGAAGGGCCTGGAACTGGAACGTATGGCAATTTAGGAAATCAACTAACGCTATACCCAGCGCCTACTGGTACTAACACCTTAGAGGCTAATCTTACATATATAAGATACCCTAAAAAACCTAACTGGACATACGCTACTATCACAGGAGGTATAGCTGTATTTAATGATTCAGATGCAGACTATCAAGACTTTGAACTCCCACTTTCTGACCAGCCAGATTTGATAATGAAGATATTACAGTTTGCTGGACTGTCAGTAAGAGAATTAGAAGCAGTAAAATTTGGTATGCAACAAGAAGCGCAAACCACACAAGAAAATAAATAATAATGGCATATTTATCAGCTTACGAATATTATGAGAATAATGGCAACAGCCCTGAGAATGCAAACTGGGGCAGCTATCAATACGTGTCTTTAGAAGACATAGTAAACAACTTTGTGTTAATGTATCAAGGCAATCACTCATTGATAAACAATGAGCCTACCTATAAGATATTATTCCATGCCAAACGAGGCATTCAAGAATTAAACTATGATGCGTTTAAAGAAACCAAGGTTCTACAACTAGACATATGTGATAGCTTAAGGTTTGTGTTGCCTCCAGATTATGTTAATTGGATTAGAATATCGCTATGGAAAAACAATATGCTTTTCCCTTTAACTGAAAACATACAAGCAATTAGTTCTGATGCTTATTTACAAGACAATGATTGTAGAATATTGTTTGATATAGATGGCAATATTTTGAGACCCCATGCTTCAGAGTTAGATCAGTCTAGATTTGACAAGCAAAAGAAAAGTATTTACCTAAACGAGGGTAGTCCATTTAATGGATACGAAGGGTGGAATATAGATGGGTCTTGGTATTTTGATTGGACAATAGGCGCAAGGTATGGCCTAAACACAGAAACTGCTAACCAAAATCCAACCTTTAGGGTAGACCAAAAAGCAGGGGTTATAAATTTTAGCTCTGGAATGGAAGGACAGTCGTGTGTATTAGAATATGTTTCTGATGGAATGGAAAATGGAGACAACAGCAAGATAACAGTAAATAAGTTATTTGAAGAATATATATATGCGTATATTGAATATGCTATTCTTAGAAGCAAATTTGCAGTTCAAGAGTATATAGTTGATAGAGCAAGAAAGCAAAAAACAGCGTTGTTAAGAAACGCAAAAATTAGATTAAGTAATATCCATCCAGGAAGGTTATTAATGAACTTGAGAGGACAAGACAAATGGCTTAAGTAATGAAGTTTATTAGAAGTTTTGTAAAAGGAAAAATGAACAAAAGCGTTGATGAACGCTTAGTTCCAGATGGCGAATATGTAGATGCTTTAAATGTAAGAGTTGGTAGCACTGAAACCACAGACATAGGGGCGTTAGAAAACACCAAAGGCAACACACAAATAACTACTTTACAGTATCCAATAAATGGTGGGCAAAACCTATCTGCAGATGCTGTATGTATAGGGGCGTTTGAAGATGGAGCAGAAGAAACAATTTATTGGTTTGTTCACGACCCAAACAGCCCAGCTCCAGGGGTAGACAAAGTAGACTTAATAGTTTCTTATAACTTCTTAAACTCTACTTTAAATTATATTGCTACTGCTGAAGCAACAGGTTCAAACAACACAGCCTTAAACTTCAATCCTACGTATTTAATAAATGGAATTAACAAGATTGAGGACTTTTTGTTTTTCACTGACAATTATAATGCGCCACGAAGAATAGATGTTACAGAAACTTATTTAGGCCTAACTGAAGACACAAATCTTTTAGTTATAAAAAAGCCACCTTTGTTTGCTCCTACTATAGAATTGCAAAACATAAATAAAGAGATAAACTACATTGAAGATAAGTTTATAACATTTGCATATAGATGGAAATATAAAACAGGAGAATATAGCTCTCTATCTCCATTTAGTCAAATTGCTTTTGATCCACAAAACTTTAGATTGAATGGCAATAACTTTACCAATGATGGCATGTTAAACAGGTATAACAGCGTAAAAGTAACTGTAGATGGAGATGCTGCTAATGAGGTTGAAGAAATACAGGTTTGTTTTAAGTTTGGAGATGAAACAGTAATAAAGGTTGCAGAGGAGATAGATATCGACCCCAACCAAACCACATATTCTATAGATTTTGACAACAGTAAAAACTATACTGTTTTACCTCAGTCTGAAATATTAAGGTTGTTTGACAATGTGCCAAGATTAGCAAAAGCTCAAACATTAATGGGCAATAGAATAATGTATGGCAACTATTTAGAAGGATATGATTTGTCTCGAAATGGACAGCCAACTGAATTATTGTATGAAGCAAACTTAATTACTGAAAACATAAACTTAACTGAATATGCTGTTGAACAAATAGCAATTAGAACTAACTCAAGCATGTTGTCTGGTGCGACCAATATACCAGTTAACCAAACAGGTCAAGTAATATATTTTGATTTGACAGGATTTAGTATGGTTGCAGGTTCTATTTTAAATATTAATATAGATATTGAGCATTCAGGATGGTACGTTTTTAATACGCCACCTGTTGGACTCGCAGCCTATCCTACAAACATTGGGTCAGGGTCTTTTCAAATTTCTTTGCAATATACGCTACCACAGTATTATGCTACAGTTTTTGATTTAGTGACAAGCGCAGGTTTTTTGCAAGCGATTGGAGTTGCTGGTTCAATACAACCCTTAAACTCTTGTAGTCAAGGACAAAGCCTTACAGATGTTTTTAATTGTAACATTAATACAACACCAACTGCTGATTGGGCTGCG